ACCTGAAATTGGAGAAATTTCACAAGACGCAATCAATACAGCACTTACAATGGGTGCAGGTTTAACAAAGACCTACAATGATGGCGCAAACACAATTACAATTAACGTAGACAGCAACGTTGTTGCTCTTAAGTCATACGTAGATTCAGCAGTGACTGGACTTACAAATTCAACAGCCAGCACATACTTAGAGATTGCAGATCGTGCAGCAGCAAACGGAGTCGCCTCTCTTGATGCAAACACTCAAGTGCCAAAATCACAATTGAATCTAATAGGATTATCAACAAATATTACAACAAGTGAAAACATAGAGGCACAAAATTTAACATTAGCTGGAAACCTTTTTGTTAACGGAACAACTGTAACATTAGACACAGCTACCTTTACAACAGAAGACCCAATGATTCAATTGGGTTCAACCAACGCAGGCAATGCTTTAGATCTAGGATTTGTAGCTAAACACAATGATGGAGTTGCTAATCACACAGGATTTGTAAGAGATGCATCTGCTAATAAATGGAAACTATTTACAGGAGTAACTGATACCCCAGGCCCTACAATTAATTTTGCCCAGGGAAGCCTAGACGACCTTGAACTTAGAGGCCTTACAGCAACAGATGTCAGCTTAACTAATTTAGTAGCAACAGGATCAGTAACACTTCCTGCAGGTTCTGTAGAGACAGCAGATTTAGCAACCGATTCAATAACTGCAGCAAAAATTTCAATTGGCGCAGTAACTGCAGAAAAAATTGCAGCTGATGCAGTAACTGCAGAAAAAATTGCAGATCTTGCAATTACAAATGATCATGTAAGTGGTACTGCAGCAATTCACCAAGACAAAATTTCTGGACTTGGTGCATCTCTTGCAGCTAAATCAGATTTGGCATCACCAACATTTACTGGTACAGTAACTCTTCCAAGTACAACATCAATTGGTACAGTTTCTTCAACAGAAATTGGATACCTAGATGGAGTTACATCATCAGTTCAAACACAAATTACAGCAGCGGTTACCGCTCTTTCAACCCATGAATCAGATACTACAAATGTTCATGGAATTGCAGATACAGCACTTCTAGCACTTAAGTCAGAGGTTGCTGCGGTAACACCAGCCACTTTAGGACTTGGTAATGTTGATAATACTTCTGATGCTAATAAGCCAGTATCAACAGCAACAAGCACAGCAATCGCAACAGCAAAGTCTGAAGCAATTGCAGACGCAACATCACAGGTAAGTGCACTTATATCTGGTGCACCAGCAGCAATGAATACACTTGATGAACTTGCTGCAGCACTTGGAGATGACGCAAACTTTGCAGCATCAGTAACAACTAGCCTTGGATTAAAGGTAGATTCTTTAACACCAATCGTTCGGAAGACAGAATCATATACACTTTCATCACTAACTGAAAGAGATGACTTGATCGAAATGGGATCAGGATCACCTATAACTTTAACAATACCAGCAGATGCAACTCTAGATTTCCCAATCGGAACATCTATTGATATTCTGCAGACTGGAGCTGGACAAGTAACAATTGCCCCAGTATCAGGAACAGTTACAGTTAACGCAACACCTGGCCTAAAACTTCGTACAACCTGGTCATCTTGTACTCTCTTTAAGAGAGCAGCAAATACATGGGTTGTCTACGGCGACTTGATGGCGTAACACAAATTTAAATAGTAAAAAAGGAGATTCAAAATGGCAGTAGGTAAGAAATTCGGTAAAAAGGCACAGGCATCAAATGACTTTTTGGAGCCAATGGCACCAACGTCAGTAACAGCAACAAACGTACCAGCAAATCGTGCATATAATAATGGACGGGCTGACGTAACGTTTTCTTTGCCAGAAAATTCACCTGCTGCCACATCCTTTACAGTAACATCCTCCCCAGGATCATTTACTGCTTCAGGAGCATCTTCTCCAATATCTGTAGTTGGTTTACAATCAAATACAGCATATACATTTACAGTAACAGGAACAAATGCAGTAGGAACTGGCGCAGCATCTGCTGCCTCAAATAGCATTACTGCAACAACTGTACCTCAAGCTCCACAAAGCCCAAGCGCAACTGCAGGAGTTAACCAAAACACAATTACTTGGACACAACCAGCAAATGGTGGATCTGCAATAACCAACTATTATGTTGCAGGTAATGATGGAACAAGTGGAAATACAACAGCCCTAACAATAACTATTGCAGATACTGCTAATACATCTCAGTATTATAATGTTTATGCAGATAATGCTAATGGTCGGTCAGCAGCCTCAGATAATACAGCAACTATTACTACTCAGGCACCGTTCTTCCCACCGTTCTTCCCACCGTTCTTCCCACCAGGGTTCTTTGCCCCACCAGGGTTCTTTGCCCCACCAGGGTTCTTTGCCCCACCAGGGTTCTTTGCCCCACCAGGGTTCTTTTCCCCACCAGGATTTAAGGGTAAATGTTTAGCACCAGAATCAGTTATTTTCACTAATACTGGATGGGTAAAGGCTAAAGATATTAAAGTTGGGGATCAAGTAGTAACAGTTGATAGCTCTAATATTAATCTTGAATCTATAACCGCAAATAAGACATCTGGACAATTAGATTCAACAGTTAAGTTTACAAATTCAGAAGTTATTTCAGTAACAGAAAAAACTGGAAAGCTAGTTGGATTTAATTACAGAGGTAAAGACTACTCAGAAACTCAGCCTTTATTTGTAAAAACCTCAAATGGTATTACCTATAAGAATGCAGGAGAAATTGAAATAGGAGAAATAATCCTAGGAGTAGATTCAAATGGACTAGTCCAAGAAACTCCAGTAACCTCAATTGAAAAGGGTGAAGCAGAATCAACTGTTTATGATGTTAGAACATCTCCACAGCCATGGTTTATCGTTAATTCCTTCCTAGTAATAGCTTAAATATCTATAAAAGAGGGGTAGCCCACAAGCTGCCCCTCTTTTTGCTATTGTATTTGTAAATTCAAAATGATACAATAAAGGCATGACTACTATAAATGACCAATATGGATTTTCTTCAAAAGAAGAGCTTTTCCCAGGCGTGTGGGTATACAGAGATGTAATTAAAAAAGATTTAGATGTTATTAATAGATTAAACACGATAGGAAATTCTGCTAACAAAGAAGGAGATTCCAGATACAATTGGACATTCGGCTTTGTTGGATATAGTGATAAAATACCATCATATAGAGATTGCGAAGATATTAAAATTGGAGAGATAATTAGTCCAGCTAATGAAACCCAGAAACTAGTTGGAGAATTATGGTCTGATTTAAAAAAAGCACAAGATGTGGCAGTTGCAGACTATTGCGCTAAATATAACGTAAAGATGAATTATTGGGAAGTCATGAACTGTATTAGATACGGCAAGGGACAACATTTCCAAGAGCATGCCGACCATGGATTTTCATATAGTGCTACAGTATCATTAGTTGCTTATGTAAATGACGATTATGCGGGAGGAAATTTACTTTTCCCTAAATTAGGCTTAAACATTAAGCCAAGAGCTGGTGATTTATATATTTTCCCATCTACTTATTTGTTTTCACATAGAGCAATGCCAGTAGAAGATGGCATGAAGTTTTCTATTGTAACAATGCTTGATTATAATGATCATGCTCACAGACAAGAGTTTTTTGAAGCAAGAACCAGATGGCTAGAAGAAGATGCAAAAACTGGCAAGAATTCGTATGCATAAAATTAAGGCATATACAATAAGAGATGGCTACGGAGAAGTTTTTCCTCTTTCAATTAAAAGAGATTGGATGGATAACACTTGGGACTCTCACGCATACAAATGTTTTCCAGTAGGGCTAACTAATCAGCTTGGCTGGGGAATATCGTTTCCCGAAGATATATCTTTTATATGGGATGGAGTAACGGACAGCACCCCAGATCATGTTAAAATTTTATCTGGTGAAAAATATGCTTATTCTGGTAGAGCCAATGCAACTATAAGTTTTAATACAGGAATAATGTTTTCTACTGAAGAAAATTTAAGTCTTCTATCTATGCCAGTTCCAAATTTATTTATTGACGGTGCCGTGCCTTTTACAACTCTAATAAGCACATCATTTTTTAGAGGAGAATTGCCATGTGCTTGGATGATAACCAAGCCAAACGAGGTTATTACAATAAAAGCAGGAACACCTATAATTGCAATATTGCCAATAGATCTAGAGGGCCTACAAAACTCAGAAATAAATTTTGATAGCGTAGAATCTTTGCCAGACCCTAAGTTCGATTCAACCGAATACTCTAATGTTATTTACGATTTAAATAGAAAAGCAGTTTGGTCCAATTTTTATAGAGATGCCGTAGATCATCTTAAAAATGCCATAGGAAGCCATCAAGTAAAAGCTATTAGATTTAAAGTTAATCATGAATTAAACAGGGGAAATGATATAATAGATAAATGAAGCTAGCAAACCAATGGACAGAAGATCAAAAACCAAAATCTATTACTCCGTCTGGATTTTTTGGAAATTCAACAGACAACATTGTTGAAATTAGAGAATTCCTTACAATAGAAGAACGTAAGAGGCTGATGGATTTTGCCCTCAATAATAAAATTTGGGACATAACAGAAACACATAGGGATGCCGATGGTTTAGTTTTATATGACCATAAGGTTTGGGAAGATAGAGTTTGCACATATAATTCTTTAATGGCATCAGACCCATCAATTTTAGAATTAATTTATAGCATGATAGCAAGACTTAAAATAGAGGTAGACGCATTTTTTAATGTTGATGCAAAAGAAACTGGTCCAGCAATTGTTAGGTGGCCTGTTGGTGCAAGACAAGAGCCACATGCAGACAAAGAATTTCATTCTGGCCCAGAAAAAGGAAGAGCAAATGATTTTCCTTGGTATGACCTAGCTGGTTTATTTTATTTTAACGATGATTATGAAGGTGGAGAATTATATTTCCCACAACATGGAATTGAATTTCAGCCAGTGGCTGGAGCAGCATATTTTTTCCCAGGTGACATGAACTATACACACGGGGTAAGACCAGTAAAATCTGGAAATAGATTTACATCTCCATTCTTTTGGACGATACAAAAACATACAGGAGAAAAACAACCATGAGTGAATTAGAACATATAGAGCTTTATCCAAAAGTTGATGTTTATAGAAATGTCTTAAAAGACCCAGCACAACTATATGAAGTAATGAACGCTTCAGAAAAGACCTCAGAAGGAAAATATTTTTTAAAAACTTGGGATCCATGGGCCCATTTTGGAACGTATACTCAGAAAAAAGATATAAGAG